AGAAGATATATCGTGTATTGAACTATTATTACCAATTGAAGATATAGCACTCTTATCAAGAGTTCCAACGCTTATATCACGTAATGAACTACTATTACCAATTGAAGATATATCACTCTTATCAAGAGTGCCAATAGAAGATATATCGTGTATTGAACTATTATTACCAATTGAAGATATAGCACTCTTATCAAGAGTTCCAACGCTTATATCGCGCATTGAACTATTATTACTAATTGAAGATATATCATCACGATATCTATGTTTTGTTTTAGGCATAATATATTATATTTAGACTAAAATATAATATGTTACATTAAAATTATTCATTCTATAACATTTTTTAAAGATGCGCTTAAACTGTCGCTACGCTTTATAAGTTGCTACGCTTTAAAAACCGCCAGGGAAGCGAACCAAGTTAGCGCCAATACCGAAACCAGCGCCTGATCTAGCAGTCACACCCATACTGGGAATGTATGTATCCAAAATGCTGAATGTTGCCGCAGCAGTCAATGCAATCAAAATAATTTCCTCAATATTCAAGGAACGTTTAGGGATCGCATAGGCGGCGATAGCCACCATCAAACCCTCAACAAGGTACTTAATGATTCTTTTAACAAGTTCACCAACGTTAACTAATCCGTTCATTATATTAAATAATAAGAAAAAAATAATAAATGCGCTAAAAAACTTAAAAATAATTATTTAATTCTATTAAAATGGATCGCTCTAAAGAAAAGAACTCTGCCAAGAAAGGTTTTGAGAGAAAACAAGTAAATGGAAAACCTAACCCTAAATATGTTGACTTATTAGAAGAGGACAAACCGATTGCCGGACAAAAATTTGTATGTGTATCTTTTGTGTCTCCCGAAAACATTATTAAACAAAAACATATGTTCTTTTTTGAACAATTCCTAAAGAAGTGGGATTTGAATAAATCTATGGAGAAGTTTGTTCAGTTTTTGAATTTCATCTCCTTTAAATATAATGTCTCTTTTGATGATATTTCCAATGACTTCAAAGAGTTTGTTAAGGAGGAAAAGGATAATTTGACCAAGACAACTATGGAGGATGATTACAAGACCTACATTGATAACAATGAGGAGTTATTGGAGAAGGAATTTGGTGCTGCACATAATTTCCAAACTAGTACTCGTGGTATAAAAATTCGCGGCAGTTATCCCACAATTGAAGAGGCGGAGTTGAGATGTAAAATGCTTAGAGAGATTGACCCTAATCACGATATTATGGTTGGTCCTGTTGGTTTGTGGATGCCTTGGGAACCTGAAGCGTATAAGACTGGTCGTGTTGAGTATATGGAGGAGGAACTTAACCAGTTGATGCACGAGAAGACCAAGAATGAGTCTAACGCTAAATCCGCATTTGATCAGCGTGTTAAGGAGAGCAAGAAGAAGGCGATTGAGGAGAACATCAAGAATGCTGAGAAATCTGGTAACTCATTGACACAGTCGATTGACGAGCAGGGTAATCTAATTGGTGTCAATAATGGCAGTACCCAAGAGTTCGGATTGAAGGATAAGGATAATATTTCTTCGGCAGATATTCAAATGGAATTGTTTGAAGGAGAGAATATTGTTGTTGGCAAAACCGATAATGGTCAGAGTCAATTAGTTAGTGGACCTTTTGCTAGTAAGAAAGAGTAAATCAAACTTTTCTAACGTAGTGAAACAAATATAAAATAAAATTAAAAAACCTAAAATGTATTTTACCTTATTTCAAATTAATAAAGTAAAATGATTTATTTAAATGTGGATTTACCATTTATTCGCTTTTTTCACGCTGATTTTTTGTCCTCCGCCGCGTTTTTTCACCGAATTTGGGTCATATTGCTCCTCTTCATCTTCATCTTTGAGTCCCTTCGATAATTCCCAGAACTCTTTTGAACCCAATCTGAAGTCACCGTGACTGTCTGCTTTGTACCAAAACACTTGATCGTGTAGTTTATTGGATTTGGAGTTATTATTTATCACTAGACACTCATAATTTTCGGTACATTGATCCATCACTTGACAAAAAGACTCAAATGTTGGAAACATACCCGCATAATTTTCATATATTCGTTTTCTATTTGCTATGTAATTCTCTCGAAGAATAAAAACATAATCTATGTTGGTTCTCAGTGTGGGCGGAATACCGAGAGGATATTGCATTGTTATGACCAACATTACTTTCCAATGTCTCAATTTATACCATTTTCATTTAGACATTTCCTTCTAAAATCATTAAATCTATGCTTTTTAAATGGGCACAGCATTCTCTCGAATGGGTTTAGACTATATCTTAAGGCATCATCGAAGTTGGTTAGACTTCTCAACCCCACGGGCATTTAGTCGTTGAACTATCACCATATCCTTACCTATATCGGACTTAGGTGACAAGCTGCGGGTTATCTCTATTTTATACCTTTTTACTATACCTTATGTGATTAGCATAAGCCATTATTATATTTCTATAATAATTTAGTAGTATAAACCTTACAAGACGTCTCCGCAATTTGGACGTGTTGCTTAATGCTAATAAGCAGTAAACTAGCCATTCTTTTAAAATGACTCCGGCAAACATTCACCGTTCATAAAGAGTAAGCGCATCATTTTATCGCGCGCCCATGTGTTATCATATAAGCAGTCATCTAATATGACGAATGCGCGAGGATCAATAGTGCTGCGTTTATATGTTTCCATTTCTTTTTTGATCTGTTTCAACACAGTGCGTTGTCGTTTCAAAATATTTTCAATAATAGCAGTATTATATTCATTGTGGACGAACAATTTGGGAACCATTTTTCCGTAAAACCCGTTACCTTCTTCTGTTCCCGAAATAACGGTACCAATTGGAATTTCTTGCTGATAAAACAATAAATCTCTTACCAAGAAAGATTTACCGGTATCACGCTTTCCGATTAAAACAACAACAGGACCTTTATTCTCATTTGGTTTGAAACTAATGCTTTTCATATCAAATTTCTTTAATTCAAGCGTCATATATTATATTGTATAAAATTTTAATTACAATAAAAAACGCAATTATATTCTCTCTTAATGTAGTTATTAAGAGAGAAGTAAATTCAAAAAATATGAATAACACTTTTGTATAAATAATAAGTTAAAAACACATATAATTTATATATTAAATACCTAATAATGATAAATATCAATTATCAAAAAAGGAAGAACACCGAACTTTTTAAAGGTTTAGAAAGTTCAACATCTTTGTTTCTCTCTAAAACACAAAATTATATTCCAATTTACAACAGATTCTTTAGTTTGAATGATACCAACTACAATAATATAAATTTGAATCACAAATGGTATATTTCATCTATAAATGAAGATGATAAAAATGAAGATATAAATAAAAGTGAAGATAGTAATAATGACTATAATAAATTATATAGTTGTCGCATTAAAAATATCAATACCAATAAGGTTAAGGATAAGGATGTATTTTTCAAACTGGCGCCATTATTAGATCCTTTTAAATATTTAATTGGAAAATACAGTAATGATGATAAAATTTTGAATCTACCCAGTATTAATTCAGACGAAACACAATGTAATAGTAAAATATTAGATATGAATAATTCGGCATATGTTGATGGTCTATTTTTATTTCTCTCTAGTAACCTAATTTATGATAATAATTTCCAACATGGCGTTGATTATTACGGTTCTTTTTTAGCAGTAAAGAACAACTTTGTTTTGAATATTTACGATGATATTGATTACCTGAATAACTCTGATTTTTTTAATAAAAACAAGAATTCGCTCTTTAAAGTAGATAATTACGACCATTTATTTCAGTTTCAAAATGAAGAGACCAAATTAAAACCGCTTAAAATAGAACATAACTCATCAGTTAAATCAAATATATCTATTAAATCATTTGACAATGAAATATTTGAGGATATGTTTAATGATGATAACAAATTGGTGAATTTGGAAGACTTAAAAGGTGGTGATTTTGCTGAACTAATTGACATTACAAATTCAAATATGACAAATGATAATGATAATAAAGTTTCGCTAAAATCAAATTCAACTTGTTCATCTAGAACATCGTACACTGTTGATGGTGAAAATGATGATAAATGTGATAACTGTGATAACTGTGATCCTCTTTTAGAAAAGGTTGATGAAAATGATGATAATATAATTGGAGAAGATACAAATGAAGTAGATGATACAGAATGGGTAGATGAAGACTCAAACGCATTAGAAGATGATGATGAGAGTTATGAAGAAGAGAGAATAAATGCTATTATACCAGAATTTCCTGTTCAAGTTATTTGTATGGAATTTTGTGAAAATACATTTGACGATTTAATTTTATCAAATGATTTAAAAGAAGAAGAATGGATGTCGGCATTTATGCAAATAATAATGATTTTAATAACTTATCAAAAATCTTTTGCTTTCACTCACAATGATTTACATTCTAATAATGTAATGTATAATTACACTGATAAAAAATTTATTTACTATTGCTACAAAAAACAATACTACAAGGTACCAACATTTGGCAGAATATTTAAAATAATAGATTTTGGTAGAAGTATTTACAAATACAATGGCAAACTATTTTGTAGTGATAGTTTCCAAATTGGCAACGACGCCGCCACACAATACAACACCGAACCATATTTCAATGAAAAGAAACCACGTTTGGAACCTAATTACAGTTTCGATTTATGTCGCTTAGCCTGTTCTATTTTTGATTATGTAGTAGAAGACATGTCAGAGGTTAAAGACCTTGCCAAATGCGACCCTGTTAAGCGTCTTATCGTGGAATGGTGTCTAGATGATAAAGGCATTAATGTTTTATATAAAAATAACGGACAAGATCGTTATCCTGATTTTAAATTGTATAAAATGATTGCTCGATGTGTTCATAATCACACTCCTCAAGCACAATTAGAACGACCTGAATTCAAAGCATACGCTAATTTTAAAGGAACTGTCCCAAATGATGTAATAGATATTGATAAAATACCTGTTTTGGTTTAGACACCATTATATTTATTTTTAAATTAGTAAGTTTTTCATTAATATTATAAATTATATTATTAATGAATGATTATGGATTTATTATTACTAGGCATGTTAATTCGGAATTAACCAATAATTATTGGAATAATTGTGTTCAATGTATTCGGCGTTTTTATCCATATAAAAAAATTGTTATCATTGATGATAACAGTAACAAAGATCTTGTTGTACCTTTTTACAATTATGACAATATTGAAGTAATCGAATCTGAATTTCCTGGTCGCGGCGAACTGCTTCCTTATTATTATTTTATTAAACGCAAGTTTTTCGATAATGCGGTTATAATTCACGATAGTGTTTTTTTCCATATTCGTATTAATTTTGAAAAACTAATTGGTGTTAATGTCTTGCCATTTTGGCATTTCTATTCTGATAATGAATGTATAAACAATTCAGTACAAATAGCCAGTGTTTTAAATAATTCTAGAGAAATTATAAACAAATTAACATTACACAATAAAGTCCTTGGTATTGATAAGTTCAATTGGTTTGGTTGTTTTGGGTCACAATCATTTATAAACCATGATTTTTTATTGTATTTAGAGAGAAAATACAAAATATCAAAAATGACATCTGTGGTTACTTGTAGAAAAGACAGATGTTGTCTTGAACGAGTTATGGGGGTAATCTTTTACAGCGAATATCCTTTTATTACTAAAAAAAAGTCGTTATTAGGTTTTATATTTAAGTATCAAAATTTTAGTAATTACACATACAAAAATTATGAAGAAGATGTTAAAAATAATAAATTACCGCGTCCAATTATTAAGGTTTGGACCGGACGTTAAAACTCAGGATTACCTGTGAAAACTTGTGGCGCCGCAATAACTCCACCATCCTGAATAATTGGTTTCAACTGACCTAAAATAAAATAACCGATTATAACACTAATATATACTAAAAGCGCATCACGAATTAAAAATTTCAATGGTTTCGCCTCTCTATCAACAAATCTCATTTCAATAAATTTTGCTATAACAAAAATAACTGAGACTATTGCCGCAATAATAAATACGTTATCCATTTAAAATACTTATTGTATATATTATTTATCTTTTTACGCAAATCATAATTTTATAATTTTTATAATTTTATAATTTAATTTAATCTAAAACTTCAATTTCATCTAGCAACAAATCGGGTAATAAATCCAATTTAGGTTCCTCGATAGATAATAATCCTAAAGAATCTAAACTAACTGGTTCACTTGATATATTCAATCTAATATTATCATCATCGGAATCATCATTTGCTTCATCTATTTTTCTTTGTTCTGCTCTCATATTGCTGATATAATCCAAATTTTCATATGTTTTTGGTACTACTACATTTTGTATTTGTCCATCACTAGTAGAAACATAATCAATATCGTTAAAACCAACCTTATTATTTGTATTTACAGCACTATTGGTTGGAATTTGTTCTTGTTGTATCTGAGGTTTAGGTTGTTCAATAATTTGCTCTTTAATTTCTTCAATAACATCTTCTTCAATTGTTTCATCCATATACGCCTTCAAAATTGCTTCAACTGGAATACTCTCTCTTAGTGTGTTCAAAATACATTCTTGAACAATGATTTCCAACTCTCTATGATTTTTTTGAATGTTTAAGGGTGGAATACCAATTTCAAATAAATACACATTTTTATAGACTTTGCGCGCTACATTGATGTATGTCTTGTGAATAAAATCATCCAACTTAGGCACTTTAATATCAACCTTCTTCTGTTTCTGTCCTACACGCATAGCAGTCAAAATTTTCAATTGAATAATATGAACACAAGTGACTAAATCTTCTAAATAAGAACATCCGGATTTGTCACAAATTCTTTTTCTTTCTGTTTCAATAATTGTTTGATTCCATTTGGGGATTCTCGAAATAAAATTTTGAAATGTCATTAGGTACTTATCCATTTCACCATTATCCCTACATAATTTTATGGCTTCGTCTAAAATAGATTTGTATCCATCGATAATTAGTGGCGTCAAAATAGTAATAAGACGGGCACCCCATTCATTCTTTGATTCGTGAAGCGAACTTACGTTAAAATCATCCATAATTACTAAATAGTATTTTTATATTTTATTTTTTTAAACTAATTATAAAATAAAATAATTTATTTTTTGTCTATTTCTTCTTCTAATTTTTGTATTTCATCACCATATTCAGGTCCTATATATCCAGCATCTAGAGATTGTTTAAATAAATCTAATATTTCAGCCAAATCTTCTTTACTCATAGGGGTATTTTCAAAAAAATCAAATGCAATACGAGACGCTTTATCTGATTTTTCTGGAAACATACTTCTTAAATAGTCACACATTTTTGGGTATTTAGATTGTCTATCATTAGAAGATACTTTTGAAAATATACTTGCTACTGAAATTCTTGTTCTGCCAGGATTGTCTCTTTTCGCTGACGCTACATTTGCTGTTAATTGTTCTGGTAATACTTTTTCGGAACTAAGACCTGTAGTTATTACCAATTCATCGTGAATGCTATTTATTAAATCCGAAATTTCATTTATTTCCTTAGGACTA